TTACTGCGAGTACAAAACCTGATTCAGGACGCATGACCTGGACACCATAGATAGTGTCAGCAGTCATTAAGTCACCTAGCCACTCTTGCTTGTACTGTGACTGAGTACGAACACCAAGCTGCTCTGCAAGAACCATAGTGTCCTTATGAGCAAAGATGGAGCCGCGTACATCACCACCAGCAGAGTTATCAGCAGCAGTCTCAATAACAGGCACGTTAGTAGAGACATAAATGTCAATACCGTACAAGTTACCAATAAGGCCGTTGTTAACTGGCTTGTCAGATACGAAGTCAGAGCTAACGTAGCGGTCAATACCCAATAGGGTCTGACGTACTGAAGGTGGAACAACCCAAAAGCGTCCGTCCATAGGAACGTCTTGGTCATCCATCAGCTTAACCATTTCACGGAATACTGTGTCGGTAACAACATCAGCAGCCGCTACTGTGTCAACTGCATAGGCAGTCAGATCAGTAGAAGCATCAGCGAAGTAGCAATTGGAGTGAACCCAATCAGCACCGTCAGAGTCACCGAAGGACTTGCCAAGCTCGAACAAGTTAGTATCAACTTGAGTCGCTAGAGCATAACCAGCATCTTCAGTATAGAATCGACGCAGAGAGTCAAGAGCTTGAACGTCTGTAATATCTTCGATAATACGAGACACTTCAAAGTGCTTGTCAATGCTGATCTGTACTTCAGATTCAGTGTTGTTCTGAACAGTTACTGCGGTGTTCTCTGCTTTCGCATTTGCTGAACCGCGAGTAGGCTTAGGCACATGAACTGTGTCGCCTTTTTTGCCCTGCATAGGCATTTTGTGTACTAGGTTTGCCAGTACGAGGTTTGATTTATACGCAGCGATAATCTCGTCAGACCAAAGTTCTGGAATGAACGTAGCAGCGCTTGTATTGTCAACGAAACCCCCAGTGGCGGGATATGTCGAAGTAGCCATTTTAAAACTCCATAGTTAGGTAGCTATACGACCCTTTTCTCCGCATAAGCCTGTCGTATTTCTGGTAACAGTGCTTGGTAACGGTCAGGGTCAGTTAATTGTAAGTTAATAATGTCGGCCCTGCGAAACTTCTTAGTTGAAGACTTTTCTACACTTCCTTTGGCGGAGCCTGTGGAAGCTTGTCTAACAGCGTTGCCTCTATTCTCTTTCTCTACCTTCAGTACCTCTCCAACATGGCCTTGTAATTCTTTCCATGTGCTGAATAGGTCATCGGCAGTTTCAAAGTCTAGCTGCGTGTCAGCCTTTCTAAGCCTCTCCTGCCTGACTGGTGAAGACTTGATCCAATCTTGAAACTTAGGATCAACTAGAATCTTATCCATATCAGGATGACGTTGCTGGAGTTGTGAGAGAGCTGTCTGCTTCTGAAGCGTCTGTGCTGCTTCTCTCGCTTTAACTACGTCAGGGTGCTTACTTACAGCCTGCTCTACTGCTTTCTTAGGGTCTTCAAAGAAATCAATCTCTGGTGCCTGTTCCTGCGCTTGTTCGTCGAGCTTGTTACTCTGAAGAATGAAGTCATCTACTACCTTGCGGAGTTCACCTACTTCACCTGATTGGCGACCTAGAGCTTTCTCAGCCTCTTGATGCATCTGGATGATGTCTGTGATGTCCTTCCCTTGATACTTCTCAGGGAGAGTAGTTTCTTCTGTAGGGGCCTCTTCAGTTGTCTCTTGAGGCTGTACGTCCTCTGGAGTCTGGTTAAGGTCTACAATGTCTTCGTTATCTTCTGTAGGCTCGTTTATCAGTGTTGCCATTATTAGCTCCGTACTATATGTATTATGGAGAAGTTTTAAAAAGGTCTTCGCATGGTACTACGAGTTATCCTTTCTCTCTTGTTTAATTTGATCCTCTCTTGATTTAGCCCATTTCATAGTAGCGCCTGGAAAATCACCTGAAATAGGGTCAAGATGGGTTTTTACTGCTGGTATTAAACGTACCGCTATTTCGCCACATTCGGGACAGTCTGTTTCTTTCTCGCTTGATTCGCGGAAGAGTTCGGCTGTGTGTCCGTTTGAACAGCGAAAGTCATTAAGAATCTTCATTGTCTTCCTCGACAATTTCATCAGCTTCCAATGCTGCTTGGTGAGTATCCGTAATGTATCTCTCTAAGTTGACAATAGACCCAATAATGTTTAGCTGTCCTTTCCTAAAGTTCAGATCATCTCTGTCTTTAGTCAGTTCAACTATATTGATTACTTGGCCTTGAGACTTATATTCTTCTACTAGCTGTTGCCAGCCTTTGTTTCGGAAGAGTCCAAAGTAATTGTCAAAATAGATTTCATCTTCTTTAGTCATTTGTTTCTCCGTTAGGGACTGTGACTTCTTTATAACTTAATCGAATACTACATAGTCTTTTATAACTTTGTAGTCTATACTATCTATTATACCACACTTTTGTCATCATTGCAAGCATTCTTTACATTACTTAATGATTTAGTCTTCTTCTCAGGCTTCTGAGCCTTTTCTAGCTTCTCTATACGTTCTAGGAGGGCTGCGTAGGAGTCATTAATCTCTTGCATGGCGGTATTGAAGGTGTGTTGTGTAATCATAGTTTTCCTTTAAGGGCTATTGTTATGTAGCAGCCAGTCTAGC